CCCTGGGCAATATCGCCGCCCATGCGCAAGGCGTGCTACTGATCGCGGATCGCGACCAGGATTCCTTCAACGCGCTGCGCAGTGCGCTGGAACATTTCGAGAGTCTGAGGCCATGACGCTTGACGAAGTTCGCAGGCTTGCCAATCGCGTCCAGGTGGACGCTATGCCGCGAACCGCCGAAGTCCTGCGCGTGCTGGCCGACATTGCGGAATTGGCGAAGAAATACCGCCCGCACAATCATTCCGCCACCTTCAGTCCGAATTGCAAACTGTGCCAGGCGCTGTCGGACCTGGAAGCGCTGAAGCCATGAAGGAATTAGCCTTCCAGTGGAAACGTCTGCGCGTGTGCTGGCTGTGCTGGCGGATTCTGCGACATTGGCCATGGTCCGACATCAGCGACGCCGAATGGCGCGAACAGTTGGAGTATTCGACCGCGCGCGAAGCCTTCATGGAAGGCTGGGTTTATGACCGATGACTGAAATCTGCAAGTCCTTAATGCCGGTCTATTCGCGCAGTCGGCATTTCCGGCCCTGCACGCGCCAGGCCGATAAGGACGGCTATTGTTTCCAGCATCACCCTGACGAAGTCGCGCGGCGCAAGGCGCTGAAGGACACGCAACTGCTGGCGCTGAAGGTTCAGTTACTGGCCGAATATCGGGGCAGGCATGACAGATAAACTCATAAACTTAGACGGGCTTCGCCAATTCTCAAAACTCAACCGGCAGCGCAGCGACCGCTGGCATCCCGCCGGCTTAAATTCTTGGAGTCTGAGCGACTGGGCCGTGGCGCTGGCCGGCGAAACTGGCGAACTGTGCAATGTGATTAAAAAGCTAAATCGTTCGCGCGATGGGCTGGTAGGCAACAACGCGTCCGACAGCGAATTGCGCGCGCAACTGGCCGACGAAATCGCAGACGTATTCTGTTATCTGGACTTGATTGCGCAGGCCGCCGGCGTGGAACTGGATGAAGCCGTGCGCATCAAGTTCAATAAGGTCAGCGATCGCAATGGATTCCCGGAGCGCATCGGGGAAAGTATCGGGAGTCCCGGCCAATGACCGACCAGCCAGACCTGTTCGCCGAACCCGAACCGACGCCGCGCCCGGCGCCGGCGAACCGCCGCCAGGCATGGGCCGCTGCGGTCGAAGGCATGGAACGCGCGAAGGCGCACGCCGATGCGGAAGTGCCGTCCTGGTCGGCGCGTGCGCGCGGCTTCCTGGAACGCTTCATTCGCGAGGAAGGCAGCGCCCGCTTCATCGCATTCGACGTGCGCACCTGGGCCGAACGCCAGGGACTGCCGCCACCGCCGAAAAACTGCGCGTGGGGCAGTGTATTTCGCCGCGCATCGGTCGATCGGATTGTCGTGAAAGACGGCTTCGAACAATTCGGCGATGGCGCCAGCAACATGCACACCAGACCCGTCCAAGTGTGGCGCACGCCGTGAGTCGCAAGCCACATCCGCATAGTCGAATCGTCCAACTGGAACGGCTGGTCGCCCATTACCGGGAACGCGCGTTCCGTGCCGAAGCCGAACTGGCGCAGACGCGCCAGGCCCTGCAGATATTCGATCCCGGCATGAATTCCGTGGGCGTCGTGCGTCACCGCCTGGGCGCGGCCCTGAAGGCGCGGCTTAACCATGACTGACGACTTACGCCGGAAGCATCCGCTGCGCGTCTGGTGCCGAAGCTGCGGTGCGGAGATTGTCTGGTTCCAGACGCGGTCGGGCAAACGGATGCCGGTCGATGAAATCAGCACGCGTCCGACCGATGCGCAACACCAGCTAGACCTAAACCGGCACGTCAGTCACTTCGCGACCTGCCCGAACGCGAATCAGCATCGCAGGCCGCGCGCGCCATGACGGACGCGATCGTCAACGGCACACCGCCGCGCGACAAAACCGCCGCGGTCGCCCTGGAAGCCTGGAAGCTGCCCGTATTCGAACGGCACCTGAAGGCCGCCGGCTATACGTTCGAAGGACCGTTCCCGTTGAGCGAAGGCACGCTGATCCTGCGCGTCGCCTACGCCTGGGCGCACGACCTGGCGCCAGTGATCCAGGCCGCCTATGCCGAATGCGCCACGATGAAGGCGCACTAAAGGGGATAACGCTATGAGTCGACACGGTTTCAGCGATGAATGCGATGAATGCGACGATTTATGGGCGATGATTCGCTTCTCAGGAGCGCGCGCCAGCGCGATTCGCGGCAAGCGTGGCCAGGCATTCCTGCGGGAACTGCTGGCGGCGATGGATGCACTGCCAGAGCCACGATTGATCGAAGGCGAACTGCAGCATCCGGCGACCGGCGAAGTGTGCGCCCTGGGCGCCGTGGCGCGCGCGCGCGGCCTGGATGTGTCGCAGGTCGACGTGGAGGATTATTCGACAGTGGCCAAGCTGTTCGGCATCAGCGAAACCCTGGCGCGCGAAATCATGTTTTGGAATGACGAATTCGGTTTAGACCGCGCGCCAAAGGCGGGCGACGCCGAACGCCGGTTCCGCAAAGTGCGCGAAGCCGTGCTGCAGGAAATCCGATCGTCGGGCGCGCTGGTGCCGATCGGGTGAAAACGCTGGATCGGGTGATCCTGTACCTGACGTTTTGGCTGGTCGTCGCGCTGCACTGGCGCCATCACTAATCTGCATTCCTGGAATGCAATTTCGGCATAGCGCCGCTGCACATTGTCACGCCGTGACGCGCCGTGATACGTTCCGCGTCGGGGCGAAAACTCAACCAGGTAGGGGACCGCGATGCCATACGTGAAGCTGGACTGTGGGATTTTGGATTCGACGGTTTGGCTGAACACGGACGCGCGATCGCTGTTCCTGACAGCGCTGCTAATGGCCACGCCCAGGGAGTTCGACGAACCCGTCGAAACCTTCGAAATCGACAGGAACGAACCGACCGGCTGGCAGGCGCCGGCTGGCTGGTACGGGTTCATCGAAGCCGCCGGCCCTGGGATCATCCGCCGCGCCATGCTGGGCATCGAACCAGGTATGCGCGCCCTGCGCGGCCTGTGCGATCCTGATCCCGAAAGCCGCAGTCCGGCGAACGAAGGCCGTCGCCTGGCCAGGGTCAAAGGCGGCTACATAGTGCTGAATTTCATGGAATATCGGGACCGGGATTACACCATGGCCGAACGCGCCAGGCGCTACCGGCAGCGGAAAATGGGAAAGGACAGCGTCACGGACGTCACGCGTGATTCCGTGACGTCACGCCGTAACGTCACACAGTCAGAGTCAGAGTCAGAGTCATTAAGAATTATGAAGCCTGTGGATAACGTGAATAACGGGGATAACTCTACCGCGGCGCAGCGAAACGACGTGCGCCATAAGGCGCTCGTTTCGCCTACAGGTCCACCGAACGGGAAGGAAGCCGAAGCGAACAAAGCCTGGGCATTGCTCTGTGCCAGTGACGGCAAAATCAAACCCGCAGCGGTCCAGGCGGCGATTGAAGCCATACCTGGCGGCTGGTCAGCCATCCAGAAGCGAACGCCGGAAACCGAACCCGTCCTGCGCGCACAATTCGTCGCCGCCCTAAGCCGTGCCACGGCGCACTAGCGTCGGCTTCAGGGACCACGCCGAACCGCCGATCGTCACTGCACTGGAACGGTGCGGCTGGCAGGTCACGCGCATCAGCGTGGAGGATTGGCCAGACCTGCACTGTGGCAAGCCAGGTCGAAGCATCTGGCTGGAAGTGAAAACCGGAAAGCGCCAGCAGTCCCAGGATCAGCGCGATCAGTCCGATCGAATGCGAACCTACGGCATGGACGTGCGCGTGGTCCGATCCGTCGACCAGGCATTGTTCGAACTGGAAGGCGTCACGCAATAGTCACCTTGTCACGCCGTGACGGTCGACTATTCGAATTCGTTTTGTTGTATAACGCCATCCCGTGGCTGACAGACTATCGGGTGGCGGGCAGCGGACACGGGTCGCGAATATCAGTCGTCGCGTCGGCAACATGCCGCGCGTGCTGCCTACGCCACAATCCGAGCCAACCTTCCAGCGCACGACAGGCCGAAAGTGGATGGCCATCCGTCGTCGCCAGCTAGAACGTGAACCACTGTGCCGCGCCTGCACTGCGCGCCGTCGTGTCACTGCAGCGGACGAAGTCGATCACATTGTGCCGCTGTTCCGTGGCGGCACCGACCACGAATCGAACCTTCAGTCCCTCTGCATCCCCTGCCACCAGGCGAAGTCAGAGGCCGACCAGCGTGGTCGGTTCCTGCTGGCCTAGCCATGCGCCTGCCTTCAAACCAATCGTGGCGCAGCGCGCGCTGTGGCGCGGCCAGGGGGGATAGGCTGCCGGCACGGGGGGGTCGCGAAGTCTCAGAACAGCGATCGCGGAAATGCCCGTTCCCACCTTTTCGCGTCTTTTTTTCCGTCCTGGCGGGCTGGGCGGCCTAGGTTATGGCCGGCAAGTCCAAGTTATCCACCGAAGCGCAGGTCGTCGCGTACATGCTGGGCGTCATGAACAGCGGTCGGGCGCCGGCGCCGCGGCGGGATCAGATGGCCCTGGCACTGTTGCGCCACGTGGAACATCGCGGTGCGGGCCTGCGTCAGACCGTCACGCGTGACGTCACGACGAAGCCGGCGAAGGTCGATGCGCCCGGCAAAAAGGCCCAGGCCCAGGCTGACGGACTGCACGAAGCCAGGACCGGGAAATGGGCCGCCCTGGTCAAGCCGATCGGGTCGGCGAATCGGGACGCGGCATGAGGGGCGCCCGGAAGCCAAAGGCGGCGCCCAGCTTCGTCGCGACGCCGGACCTGTCGTGCGTGGACTGGGAACAGCGCATCCGCAACGGCGACTCACTGATGCCCAAGGGCCTGCGGCTGGACCTGGCGCGTGCGCAGCGTGCGCGGTCCATTTTCGACCTGCTAAGGCTGCCTGACGTCAGCGGTCAGCCGACGTTCGGGGAGGCCGGCGGGGACTGGTTTAAGGACCTGGTGGCCGCGGTGTTCGGGAGCTGGGACGGCACGCACCGATCGGTGAATGAATTTTTCTGCCTGGTGCCGAAGAAAAATTCTAAGACCACGAACAGCGCCGGCATCATGGTCACGGCGATGATCGTCAGCGATCGCCCGAACGCGGAATTCATCCTGGTGGCGCCGACGCAGCAGGTCGCGGAAGTGGCGTTCAGCCAGGCGCTGGGCATGGTCGAATGCGACGATGCGCTGCGCAAGATGTGTCACATCAAGGATTATAAAAAGACGATTACGTTTCGACCGAACGGGTCCAGCTTGAAAATCAAGTCATTCGATCCGTCGGTCCTAACTGGAACGAAGCCGGCGGGCGTGCTGTTGGATGAACTGCACGTCATTGCCGAACACGCGAATGCCGACCGGGTCCTGGGACAATTGCGCGGCGGTCTAATCAGTTCGCCAGAAGCGTTCATGATTACCATCACAACACAGTCCGAAAGGGTCCCGGTCGGCGTCTTTAGGCAAGAGCTTCTAAAGGCGCGCAAGGTCCGCGACGGTGCGGCTCGTTTGAAACTGCTGCCGCTGCTGTATGAATTTCCGCCGGCAATGGTCAAATCGGGCGCCTGGCGCGAACCGAAAAACTGGGGCATGGTCAATCCGAACCGCGGGCGGTCGATCACGGTCACGCGCCTGGAAGAAGATTTCGCGAGCGCCGTTTCATCGGGTGAGGAAGAAGTCAGGCGCTGGGCATCGCAGCACCTAAACATCGAAATCGGCCTGGCGCTGCACAGCGATCACTGGGTCGGCGCGAAATACTGGCGCAAGAGCGCCGGCACGCATGACCTGGCCACGTTGATCGAACAAGCCGACGTGTTGGTCGTCGGGATCGACGGCGGTGGATTGGACGATATGCTGGCTTTGACGGTGTGTGGGCGCACGGGCGATAGCAAGTGGCTGACCTGGTCGAAAGCCTGGTTCCACGAAATCGCCCTGGAACGCAACAAGGATGCCATCGCGATATACCGGGATTTTGAAGCCGACGGCGACCTGGTGATCGTCAAAACGATCGGCGATGACGTCGAACAGGTCGGGGACGTGGTCGAACAGGTCATGGTGTCCGGCAAGCTGTGGAAAGTAGGCATCGACCAGGCGGCGATCGGCGGGATCATCGACGAACTGATCGGGCGCGGCCTGCGCGGACCGGAGGACAAGGATTGCCAGATTGTCGGCATCCCGCAGGGCTGGCGCCTGACCGCGGCGATCCGCACCTGCGAACGCAAGCTGGCCGAAGGGTCGATGGAAACCGCCTGTCAGCCGCTGACACGCTGGTGCGCGGAGAACGCGCGCGTGGAGCCGCGCGGGAACGCCATCATCATCACGAAACAGGCGTCCGGGTCCGGGAAAATCGACCCGCTGATGGCAACGTTCAACGCGGTCGAACTGATGTCCCGCAATCCGTCGTCGTCGAAAAAATATCAGATGATGTTCGTAGGAGGAACCTGACCGATGAAGGCAATGCTGCATTTGTCGATGTTCATCGTGGCCGCGGTCCTGTTCGCGGTGCGCGCCTTCGGCTATGGCAATCACGATTCGAAGCTGGACCTGCAGGCGCTGGGCCTGGCCGTGCTGTCGATTGCGCTGATGCCGTGGTAATGGACGTCAGTCAGATCCTGGGCCTGTTGGCCGCGGCCTGCGGGGCGCTGCTGCTGATCGTCTATAAAAACCAGGAGGCGCGCGTAAAGTCCACCGAAACGCGTATCGCCACCATGGAAGCCGCCTTCGCATCCGACGCCGAACGGCAGCGCGAACACATCCGCAAGGAACTGCACGACTTCCGCGTCGAAACGAAGGCCATGTTCACCGAAATGAAAACGGAAACCGCCAGCAAACGCGAGGAACAGCGCACCGAATTGCACAGCTTCCGCAGCGAACTGGGCGAACGGGTGGAAACCGTGCGCAAGGAAACGAACACGCGCCTGGACTCCACGAACGTGAAGCTGGACAGCGTCGCCAATCAAATCGGCGCGCTGGCCATCCTTCGCATCCGCGAAAATATCTGAAGGGGGATCACCATGCGTTTTTTGAAAAAGTCGGACGGCACGCCACTGCGTCAACGCGCCTGGTCGCAGTTCGAAGTTAAATCCCTGGACGAAGCCGATCGCGCGCTGGAAGGCATCGCGACCACGCCGACGGCGGATCGCATGGGCGACATCGTAGAGCCGAAAGGCGCGGTGTTCGATTTGCCGCTGCCGTTCCTGTGGCAGCACGATTCGGAACAGCCGGTCGGGCACGTGACCGTGGCCAAAACGTCGGACGACGGGATCGCCGCGCGCATTCAGATGGTCAAGATCGACGAACCGGGTCGGCTAAAGGACCGGCTGGATGAAGCCTGGCAGTCGCTGAAATACAAGCTGGTGCGCGGCCTGTCGATCGGCTTTGCGCCCATTGAGTACAGCTACATGGAGGATACCGGCGGCTATCGGTTCCTGAAATGGGCCTGGCTGGAATTGTCCGCGGTGACGATCCCGGCGAATGCCGATGCCAGCATTACGGTCATCAAAAGCTGCGATCGGGTGATCGCGCCCAAGCCGCGCCGGATCATCCGGCTGGGCATGAAGCGCACGCCGATCGAACCGAAGGCGCCGCCCGATGCGATTTCGCAATACTTCGCCGTGCGGCGGGAAATCGAGGAATGAACCGCAATGGTGCGATCCTTCCCGAACGCCGACCGCTGCCGCCACCCGAATATCCCGCCTGGGTCCAGGGGATCGGCTGGCTTATGTCGATCGGCGCGCTGGTCCTGCTGTGCGAAATTGCCTGGAACATTGCGGGGTTAATCGCTGATGGATAACAGCACGCCCGAACCGATCCTGGAACTGGCCGGCAAGTACAGCGCCGACGTGATCGACTACGTCGTGGACCTGTCCGCCTACCTGGGCGACGGCGCGTCGCTGATGGATGTCAGCGTCGAAATCGACGCCGCCGGCAATGGCGAGTCGCCGCCGGAACTGTCCGTCACCGATGCGCAGGCATACGCCGCCGAAAGCGGCGGCGTGGAACGCGCCGTCCTGTTCTACCTGGAAGGCGGCACCAGCGGTGTGCGCTATCGCGGGCTGATCCGGTTCGGTGACGATCAGACTTTAGGTTCGCCGTCGGCCACGCGCCGGCGGTCGAAGCGTTTTTACGTTGTGGTTTCCTGACCGTGCGTCCACCAGCCACGTTCGGCAACGGTGCGGCGCAGGTCCACATTCCCGCCGTCGCGGTCAATGTTTGAAGTTGAAAGGATACGAAAGTGAAACTGTCGGAACAGATCAAATTATTCGTGGCCACGCGTGCGGAGAAGGTCGCCGCATTGAACGCTGTCCAGGAAAAGGCCCTGAAGGATTCGCGCAATAAGGACGCGTCCGAACAGGAAGAATTCGACACGCTGTCGGCGGACATCGAGTCCATCGACAAGGAACTGAAGGACCTGCGTCGGCTCGAAAAGCTGCAGGTCGTCCAGGCCCGGCGCGTCGGCGGTCCCGATGACGACGAAGGTGGCGGGGAAGGCGAGACTGGCACAGAGCCGGAGCCGACCACTGTCCGCCGCCAGGCGAACGGCGATGGATCGGGTGTGCGCACCACGCACATCACGAAGAAGCTGGAACCGGGCATCATGTTCGCCCGGTACGTCAAGTGCATGGGCGCGGCGATCGGCGATATGAATCAGGCGCTGACGCTGGCGCGGCTGCACTATCCCGACACGCCGCAAATCGCGCAGGTCATCAAGGCTGGCTTAAAGGGTAGCCTGGTCGCCGATATGCAGAAGTCGGTGGCGGCTGGCACCACGACCGATGCGACCTGGGCGTCGCCGCTGGTGGCTTATAACCAGTTCGCCGGCGATTTCATCGAGTTCCTACGCCCGATGACGATCCTGGGCAAATTCGGCCAGGGCGGTATCCCGTCGCTGCGTCACATCCCGTTCAATGTTCACATCCGTGGACAGACGTCGGGTGGAACCGGCTACTGGGTCGGCCAGGGTAAGGCGAAGCCGCTGACCAAAGTGGACTTCAACGACACCTATCTGGGCTGGTACAAGGTGGCGACCATCGCCGTGCTGACGGAAGAACTGCTGCGCTTCAGCAATCCGTCCGCCGAAGCGCTGGTGCGCGACGCGGTCGCCGCGGCGCTGATCGAACGTCTGGACACGGACTTCGTCGATCCGACGCTGGCCGCTGTCGCGAACGTGTCGCCGGCGTCCATCACCCACGGCATCGTCCCGCATCATTCCGCCGGCGGTGCAGCCGCGGACGTTCGGGCCGACATCGCGACGGCGATGGGCGATTTCATCGCCGCCAACATCGCGCCGACCAGCGCGGTGTGGATCATGCAGGCGACGACCGCGCTGCAGCTTTCGCTGCTGTTCAACGCGTTCGGGCAGCCTGAGTTCCCAGGGCTGACGATGAACGGCGGAACGCTGATGGGCATTCCGGTCATCGTGTCGCAGTACGTCCCGGACGAATCGGGCGGTGCGATGATGATCCTGGTCAACGCTTCGGACATCTGGCTGGCGGATGACGGCGCGGTGACCATCGACGCAAGTCGCGAGGCATCGCTGGAAATGACGGCAACACCTAGCAGCAATTCGGGCACGCCGACCGCTGCGCAGTTGGTGTCGATGTTCCAGACGAATTCCGTCGCGCTGCGCGCCGAACGGTTCATCAACTGGCAGAAGCGTCGGTCCGCCGCCGTTTCGATCATCGACGACATCGACTACGACGGGACCCATTAAGGTTTCGCGTTAGTCAGGGACGGGACCGCGTTCGGCTAAACACCGGGCGCGGTCCCAGCTTCTAGAGTAGGGGGCAACATGCTGATAAAGATTCTGCAGAACCGCCTGACGCTGGGCCGCACCATCTACCAGCGCGGGGATATTTTCGATTGCCCGCCGAACGAAGCGCAGATGATGGCTGCGATCGGTGTCGGCGCCCTGGCGCCGGCCACGGCATCCGCGACGCGCGAACCGCCGCTGGCGCCGCGCGGCATTTCCATGCGGGG